AGGCATCAAAACATTTGTCTTTTTGAATGGCAAGTTCATGCGCTGACTGGACAATTGTCGCACGATGAAAATGGCGACCTTTTGTTTCGTGAATCTTTATGCAGTACGGCTCGACAAAATGGTAAGAGCCAAGGTGGCTTGTGCCCTTTGATTGGGTGGTGGTTAACGGACTTTGCCAGGCTTCGTGGCACTCCTCAAAATGTGCTTTCGGTTGCTAACCGTCTTGATCGTGCTGAAAGCATTTTCAATTTGTTGGCACCGATTCTTGTTGAGGCTTTTGGTGGTAAAGCGATGCGGACGTTTGGTCGTAAGTCGGTGACGATGCCAGACGGGTCTATGTGGGAAGTTCGTGCAGCTTCTCCGAACTTGCATGGTGGGTCGTATGACTTGATCGTTGTTGACGAACTTTTCAATGTGTCTGAGAAGTGTTTGTCTGAGGCTTTGCGTCCGTCGCAGATTGCTCGCAAGAATCCTTTGTTGAGTTGTTGGAGTACAGCTGGTGATGAGTCGAGTACGGCCATGATCCATATGCGTGAAACGGCGATCTCAGAGATTGAACGAGGTGAGCGCACACGGCTCTATTTTGCTGAGTGGAGTATCGGTGATCGGGACTGGCGTAACCCTGAGAATTGGGTTTACGCTAACCCTGCTCTCGGTAAAACAATTACGATTTAGGCACTCCAGGCTGTATCTAAGAAAGAGTCGTTCTTGCGTGCCCACTTAAATATGTGGGTTAGTAGTCGAGGCAGTTGGTTGGAGGAAGGCGTTTGGGCGTCCTGTAAAACTGATGACCCAATGCCTGCCGGTGGAGTGCTGGCCGTAGAAATGAGCATGGACACGAACCGTTATGTTGGCGTCAGATCGTCAATGTTTGATGGCATTGTGCACACTCATGTCGAGTTCATTGTTGATAACGAAACGGCGCTTTGGTCTGAGATTGACCGAGTCATGGACGACAAGCTTGTTGCCCTGGCTATTACACCGACGTTAGAAATCCATGCGCCTTTGCATTACCGTCGCCGCATGACTGTCGTCGGTCAGGCCGAAATGTTGAAGTGGACTGGCATTGCTCAAAAGATGATCATTGAAGGTCGTGTTAAGCACTCTGGTCAAGTCAGTTTGTCGGAACACATATTAAGAAGCGTCCTCGTTAAGACTGGAATGGGAGTCATGATTTCTCACAAGTCGAGTCCAGGACCAATAGAACTTGCTAAGTGTGCAGTGTGGGGTATCGCTCTCTCTAGCAAATATCAGAATCGGGCTAAACCCATAATGGTAGTAAGGTGAACTAATATCGGCATCGTGTCGGCGGGTTCGTCGGGGACCCGTCGGCACTCCCCTGCAAAGGAAACCTAATGGGATTATTTAGCAAAAAAGAAGTGACAAAGGCGGCTATTAGTCCTATTCCTGAGGAATCGGTTGCAGCTGCAGTTGGCACTAATTACTACCGACAAAACAAAGCCCCCAACACGATCGGCAGTTGGTATACGTACCAGTCTGGCTTGGCTCGTAATCGTGCCATTTCTGTTCCTGCGATTAGTCGAAGCCGTGACCTTATGGCCTCAGTTTTGGCAAGCATGGAATTAAAGATGTGCACCGAGATTTGGAACGGCAACGAGATGGAGACTGTGCCGTTGGCTCCTCGCACCTGGCTACGCCAACTTGATCCCGAAATGCCTAACTCGTTCTTGTTCCCATGGATTTTTGACGACCTGTTCTTTTTTGGTCGTTGCTTCCTTTACATCACCAGCCGAACAAAAGACGGTTACATGGCGTCCGCCACCCGTCTACCGCAAGGCTCCATTGACACGGCCGACGCTGAAGGTCCGGTGTGGTTCGGTAAAAGCAAAGAAATTTACTTCAATGGTGGCGCTCTAGATCCTGCCGATGTTGTTCAGATTTACAGTCCTACGCAGGGCATGATTTACATGAGCGAACAAACCATCGCTACCGCTCTGAAATTGTGCGATGCCCGTTTCCGTAACGCAAGTTCAGCAATACCAGCTGGGGTACTAAAGCAGACTGGCGGAGAACCGTTGTCGGCCGAGGAGTTAGGTGCTTTGGCTGAAGCGTTTAACGAGGCTCGAAGCACTAACCAGACTGCAGCTCTTAACGAGTTTTTGACTTACACAGAAACGACAGCGACACCGGACAAAATGTTGTTGATTGATGCAGCCGAATACCAGTCAAAAGAAGTGGCTAACTTGTGCAACGTCCCCCCATATTTATTAGGAATTTCCAGCGGAAGTTACGCTTATACCAACAGCGCAGGCGCTAAGTCGGACTTGTGGACATTTGGATTATCAATGTATGCACAGGCAATTTCGTCAGCCCTCAGCCAGCAACTTCCTCGAGGCACCTATGTCAAATGGGATGTTGAGAAGTGGTTAGAAGCTGACAGTTACATGAAAAAAGAAACAGAACAAAAGCAAGAAAACACTCAAGAGGAGTTGGCATGATCAGGTTTAGTTCAAACACTTTCGCTGTAGAAGCTGCAGGCCCTGACGGGCAGGATCGTCGCACCATCACAGGCGTTGCAGTTCAATACAACACTTTTGCAACTGTGAGCGATGGAACTACGGTTTCTTTCGCACCAGGCTCTTTGCCCGTTGATGGTCGCCCACCTCGTGTTTATATGTACCACGACAGCACCATGCCTATTGGCTTAGTAAGCGAAAGAGTTGACACTGGCGAACAGATGTTGCTGGCCATGAAAATCAGTTCCACAAACCTTGGCAATGAAGCGTTAGTGCTCGCAGCTGATGGAGTTATGGAGCTTAGCGTTGGTGTAAATCCGACTGAATTTAAGTATGACGACAAAGGCAACATGACTGTTTTAGCCGCTGATTGGTCGGAAATTAGCCTTGTACCACAGGCTGCATTTTCAGAGTCTATAATTACAAAAGTAGCGGCGGAAGCGCCACAAGTCGAAGAACAAAAGGAAGAACCAAAAATGGAACTTAGCCCAATCGTTTCAGAGGAAGTCATTGTGCCTACCGCACCGATCTTTGCTCATCCCAAGCGTGAGTTCGCTATGCCTAGCGCATCCGAAATGCTTGCCGCTTACCACACTGGTGGCGACACTTGGCACAAAGTGAACGATGCTTTTGTTCAGGCTTCAAAGCGTAATCAGACTGCGATTCAAGCAGCAGCTGGTGACATTTTGACTTCTGACACGCCAGGCTTGCTCAGCGTCAGCGTTTTGGGTCCCGTGTTCCAGGACCTTAATTACGTCCGTCCAGTCGTTAACGCTTTTGGTGCTCGAGCCATGCCGAACACACCAAGTCGTCAGTTCATCCGTCCGACCATTACGACCCACACTTCTGCAGCAACCCAGTCTGGTCAGCTTGACGCAGTGTCGGCCACCACAATGGTTATTGCTTCAAACACTGTCACCAAGTCAACCGTTGCCGGCCAGGTCACCTTGTCACGCCAAGACATTGACTTCACCGATCCTGCAGCAATGCAAGTTGTGTTGAACGACCTCGCTGGTCAAGTGCTCATCAAGACTGACGACATTGCAGCTGACGCACTTGTTGCTGGCAAGACTGCTTCAGGTTCAACTTGGACTGTTACGGCCGCCGATCCGACTTCATTGTTCAGCTCCTTGTACGACGCCGCTCGAGAAATCGCTGAAGATTCAAACTTCTTCCCCACTCACTTGTGCGTGTCGCCCGATGTATGGGAAAAGTTGGGCCGTCAGACCGATGCTGACAAGCGTCCCGTGTTTGGTTACAACGCCAACGGCATGATGACCACCAACTCAATTGGTAACGTCTCTGGCCTCCAATACACCAGCATGAATGTTCTTGGTTTGAATGTCGTCGTTGACAACAACTTCGCTTCCGGAACCATGCTTGTGGTTTACGCACCAGGCTTTGAAATCTACGAATCAGGCCCGCAATTGTTGAGCCTTGACAACCCGAGCACACTTGGCAAAAACCTGAGTATCCACCAGTACTTCGCCACCTTTGTTGCTAAGTCGAGTTTCATTCAAGCAATCACAATCGCCTAACTACTAGCCCGAAAGGCGGTTAGCCGATCATGGCTGTATACCAAGTCACATTCCACCAGCGGTTGGATAACTATGCGGTTGTCCAAACGCTGACGGAACCCGATGTTGCTGTTGGGCAGTCAATGACACTCGCTAGTTTGGGTCACTCGCTCAACGGCACTCATGTCATTTACGATCTGCCAAGTTACTACTTTCTTGGCGTTGACTCTGAAGGCGATCTCCTTTTTGATGTCAACCAACCGATCCCCAACCAAGTGTTGTTTTACAACGCTGGTAGTGATCTAGATCGAAGCTCCACAACTGCTGGAACTTTGACTTATACCGAAACTTGCACTTGGGTCACGGGCCCACAGATTGCGACATACCTTGGCATTACTACCGCTGGTGACGAGACAGCATTTTTGGTGCAGGTTGCTGCAGCTGCGAACTCGTTCTGTTTCCGCCGACGTCAGGAATCCGGATACACAGACTCGTTAACCACTTCGCCTGGTGGAGATGTCACGCTCGGAACGCTCATGTACGGTTCCGCTCTTTATCGTCAGCGTGGCTCGGTTGACCAATTCGCATCATTCACAGATATGGCGTCAGCGCCCACTGTAGGGCTCTCAGGCATCGTCAAACAGTTGTTAGGCATCAACAGACCACAGGTCGCCTAACATGGCTTACACGGACTTTCTGAACGAGGCACTAGATGATCTGGTCACTACTCTCCAAACTATTTCGGGGCTTAGGGTTGTTAACGATCCTCGCAATATCGCTGCACCTTGCGCTTTTGTGGATGCTCCATCCATCGAGTCGTTCAACGGCAACATTGTCAAAATGACGTTCCCTGTGACCTTAATCAGTAACGGCCCTGGCAACCTTGACGCACTACGCCAGCTCCTGTCGCTCACTGCTGAACTGGTCACAAAAGATGTTGCGGTTATGAGTGCTTCACCAAAAGTTGTTTCTGTTGGTGGCGCTGATTATGCCGGATACGAACTTCTCATCCCACTACAAGCACAGGATTCATAATGGACAGATATGTAATTACAAGTATTCGAGTCGGCGAAATCGGCACAGCGTTTGTTGCTGGACCGTCTGACGACATTGATTGGCTGCTTGAAGGTGGCTTTATTCAGCGTTCCGACACTCACCCTTCCAAGGGTGCTAAATTGACCAACAAGCCCGACGCACCAACTTCAAAGAAAGACTGATCCGTCATGGCTATTTCGACATACCTATCCAATCCAATTGTTTCTATTGGCGCTGTTGATATTTCGGATCAGTGCACAAGTGCAAACTTGTCGCAGAAGATCATGGCTTTGCCTGACAATGCGTTCGGCTCGACTGCTACCAGTTTCACGGCTGGTTTGCAGGACAACACTTTGACCTTGGAGCTCTACTGGAGCACGGCCAGCAGTGAGACTTACGCAACTTTTAAATCGCTAGTTGGCACGAAAATTGCGTCAGTAACCATCAAGGGCACTTCGGCCGCTACCAGCGCAACGAACCCACTTGGCACTTTGGCAAACTCGTATCTTGAAGAGCTCCCTGTCGTGTACTCGCTTGGAGAATTGAGTCGTTGCACCATAGTCCTGCGTGGGGGCACTTTCGCCTGGACTGAAGTCTGATTTAACCAAACCTAAACAAAGGACCCGACATGAAACTAACGATCCGTTTTGACATTGGTCAAGGACCAGCAACGATCACAACCACCCTTGCAACACTTGTTGCTTGGGAACGCCGTTTCAAAATGAAAACCAGTGACCTTGCCGACAATTTCGGTATGGAGGACATGGCTTTCATGGCTTGGTATACAGCCAAGATTCAGACCGAACACGGACAAACCATTCCGGTAGAGTTTGATTCGTTTGTTAACAAGCTTGTAGAGATTGAGATTGTGAGTACTGCGTCCTCAAACCCTACGAAAGCGGATCACACCGCTACTCTCTAGCCCAGCTGTTAGTCATAACTGGCTACTGGCCACCTGGTATAGACTTTGATTCAGACGACCTCTCGACAGTCGCAAAGATTCTGAAGGAGAGGTGAACCATGTCAATGCAGATTCAAGGACTTGAGTCCACCTTAAAGGCTTTGAAAAAGGTCAAACCTGAGGTTCAGAAACAGTTCTTTAAGGACGCTAAAAAGATTTTGAAG